CCTAGTTCAAATTGCAGGGTTCCCCCCGATAGCCCCCTATGCCACTCTACACCCAGTAGTAGTGTGGCATAATAGGTTCCTGTGGTTTACTATCGTAGGCCACAGTAGGGATTTTAGGCCGGACTGTCTGGCCCAGGCACTTCCCATGCCTCTTCGGACTCCTCGTTGCTCAAAGCTAGTTGTAAGGCTTTGAGCCTCGCTTCTACCCTTGCTAAGGTATCGGCGATTCGTGCACGTGAAACGGTCGTAGGGTCGTTCCCCTCTCCTCGAACGAGGCTTTGAACGCCTCGATCGTCACTTTGAGTTGCTGGAGCTCGGTTGTGAGTGTTCCTATGGCAGACAGCACCAGACTGTCCGAGGTTGCCATAGTTAGGGTAGGTGCCCCCTCCTCGGGGGCTCGCACGAAAGGTGTTCGTGCGCGTGGGTACTGTGAGTGGTTGGAAATACCACGTCACCCCTGGTGCCACAGGTCGTGCGGAGCCTAGCACATCAGATGTGCCATGCACTTGAGCAAGTGTGTAGCTAATATAGGTGTATATGCGTTTATAACCACTGCTATAATACGCATATTTAGGCGGCTTTGTTTCAGACGCCACACTACCGTACAATACGCCATCTGGTTCGATGGCGTACACATAGTTCGGTACGAACTTGGCCATGATGTCGTCTGGAAAGGTCATAGCACCCTTCCAAGCAGGGTCAGTTGGCTCACTGGATATGGTGACTGGATATTCTGCATCCATGATGATGTTCTCAGGCTCCTTACCACTCGTGATACGTCGGCCAACAAATTCTATATCGTAGTCGACGAAACACTGCAATGATATTAAGCCTGCAGTGGCCCCATTAAGCGCACCCGATAAGCCTAGTCGATACACGGCTTGTGCGCTTTCCTCAGGATCTTGTGGGTCGAATTCGACCTTCCAAAAGTTGTACGTCCTATGCCGCGCACTAGTGTCCAGGTGACTTGTGCTCTCGGCCCAGATGGCCATAGCTACAGAGCCTGGGTACGCCATAATGTCGGCTGGACGTTCGGTCGTTTGCAGCCCTGCTGCCATGTCGAATCCGTGTACGTACTGACCCCCTACTGTTGCTGGGCATCCAGGTACGACTGTTATACTTAGTCGTTTAAACCTGAATTGTGCCCATAGCTTGGATTCAGCTGCCAATCTAGTTCGCAAGAACTCAGCTGGATTACAATAGGTACTGAGTAACACAATTGTAGGTGACTCAGCGCCTATGGTGATAGTGTCGAATAGCTCCTTGCCCCGCATCCGTGTAGTATTGCCATACCCTGGATTGTAACATGAGTTAGCAACAGCAACTGGTGCCATACGAGGTGCCGGTCCTTTCATTCCATTACGACGTGGTCGTCGTGCCACAGGCTTACGTGCCTGTTTACGTTGTTTGCGCTGCGGCGCAGCGCCTTGGCGTCGTTGACGCTTAGCCATGCGTTTAGGTGGCATTAGCTTGTGAATTTACCAGATGATAATTGTCTGGGGTGCTGAGAACAGGTTGTTTCAGTCTCGTCATGGTCCAAGTGCCATATTGTGTTATCAATGTCTAAATACATCTTGGACAATGATCGTTCGAGCTCTAGCTGCTCGGACGGCTCGTATCCGAAAGCAGCTGCAAATGATGTACGCGCTATGTCTGTGACAGGTTGCGCGTAAGCTTTAGGTTCATGCCAAAATGCGTAGAGATGTTCATAGGCCTTAATGTTGTGTAACATCTCACATTCGCCAGTTTGTCTTAAAACATTCAAGCACCATTCTTGAATGATAGGCATGCCTGTATTGAGACTGAGTTCACACCGGGCAATGGAGTACATTAATCGTCTCCAACCATGCCCAGTGTACTGGTTGACAGAATACCGTGTTCTCTCAAGGAAACGGTCAATGTTCCTTATCATTCGCCACCTTATGCCATCGTAAACGGGTTTACATTGGCAAAATTCAAATTCGGATATGTCTCTGGCAATGTTAAAAGTGGCTTCTTGGCCATAATCGCGTACCATATCCATGTCCACTTGATGTAAATAATGTGGATTAATGAATATGTTCGCGTCATCACCGTCACAATAAATGTGAAATTGACCTTCAGGTATACACCACCGTTCACACATGTGATGTAGAAATACACATGTGTTAAGTGAGTTACCGTACCCGGTGATGAATTCGCCAGACATCCGACCGTCTGCATGGTAATACCGGGTATTGTTAGTGATTCGTCCGGTATTGCTTCGCGTCATTTTAAGAATGTTACGAAAATCTGCATCGCCACCAGCCATCCAATCCATCAATTTGTGTTCTTGCACTTGGATGCTCTTAACTTGATGTGCATCATAGGCTTTAAAATCGGCCATAATAGCGCACCAACATAGCTCTTCCATAAAGAAAGCGATGACATCTGCTCTCTGATAAGAATTTTGGCCTTTAGCAACCATAGGATGCTCAGACCAATCAACTAATTTATAGAATGCATGTTCTTGTGGTGCTGCACAACGCCCAAGTTCACCAACAAAAATGGTTGGTCTGAATTGTATTAGACGTGGTGGTCGATACTTGTCCTCAGTATCTTTAGTCTTTTCTGCTTTGACAAAGGCACTGATGATGGTATCGCGGTGCACAAGGCCCACATCATTGTATTGGATGAGGGCACGTTCATAACGTTTTCTTGTAGCTGAACCTCGCGTACGCACAAATTTGGCATAACTCATAGGCCGTTTGGTAACCCACCCAAGGTGTATTAATCGTTGTTTAAATGATGCGTACGCCTCTTTAACAATAGTCATGTTGGGTGGAATGGTGATTGGGTAGTGCCTGAGAACTAAGCCACGCAGTTCGTTATGCCAACAGGCACTATCAACCCTATACGAGGGCATCCCCGCCATTGGATCTGGGAATATTTGGAAGAAGACACGCCTGGGTTGTTCAAATGATATGGCGGCTGGTATTTTAAAGATTACCCCAGGTCTCGTGTTCATAAGCGCCAACGGTCCGTGGCAAACCGCTGCGTTAACGTAGCATCATGCAGCCTTTGTGGACTTGTATTGGATACCCCCATCAGAAAACTTGTAAGGGATTTGCTCCAATCTGTCCATGAAACGTGCAAACCAAGATTGTCGTCGTAGATAACCCTCATTGACATACATGTTGTACTGTATGGTTTGTTTACGGATGTCTGGAGCTGATAAGACATCTGCAACGAGGAAATCCGTCCAAGAAGGTATCATCGCATAAGCAACAGCACTGTCAAGTGCAATCTTATCAAATGCTGGTAGTGGCATTGGATGTGCTTGTAGATACGACCGCCCTTTTGCATACAACTTCTCTGCCACTTCACGTGTGATTCCTTTACCAGCTCGTTGTACACTAAGTTCCTGGGCCAACTGCGTCATCATTATTTCGGCTTTCTGCATGCCAAAGTCACCTTCACCACCTGCAGAGACAAGTAAAATGTCGTCCGCAACTGGGAAGGCCAGCCCTTGGCCATCTTTGCAGCGTGCTCGATACAAACAAGGTGGTGGCAAAACTCTGTTCTTTAATGAGCCCTGTGTGTCAATAACTACATCCGGTATGACAGCCTGATAGGGCTCACCATCAATCAAGGTGTCCGATGGTACGAACTTAAACACTGAATAATCCTTAAACAAGCCAAAGAACTTGTTTAGTTTGAGTCGCTCCATTCTCTGGGCAGCTGCCGGATCATGTGCTCCTTGAAGGAATT